GGGAGCGGGTTGCCCGCCCCCATCGGAGGAGACAACCGGTTTCGGGTCAACGCTCTGGGCGGCGAGAGCGGCCATGCGTTCCCGATGGGCACGTGCTGGTGTCATGATGTCGTTCCTGCTCGATGGTGGCGGGCGGGAGCCGAAGGATTAAACCTTCGGCCCAAGCTGGATGTTTTCGAGCAGGGCGGCCTTGCCATACTCTTCGACCATGAAAGCGTCGTTGATGCTTTCGAAATTATCGATCTGATCCAGCGACGGATTGTCCTGGATGGCGCGACGGGCGGTGCCGATCTGCCAGTAATAGGACAGGTTCTTGAAGCTGGTGATGAGGATGCTGCCCGCCGGGAAGAATGGCACCTGGACAGTCGGCTTGCCGCCCAGCTGGCGGCTCGACAGGAGGACGTCGCGCGCGACCTGTTCGGTCGCCTTGTCGCCGGCCTCCGAGACGATCTTGAAATATTTCTCATGGACCAGGTCGCTGCCGACCATGACGACCAGGTCGGTCGCGGTGCGATAGCGTTCGTGGATCAGGTTCTGGATCGCGTCGAAGACCAGGGCGTCGAGATTGACATAGTCCGCCGTGCCCGTTTCGGAGACGTAGATTTTCAGGGCATCCTTGGTGCCGTGCGCCATGACGCGCGCCGGCGCATAGGTGCGGATTTTGTGCAGCCAGCCATAGTTGACGTCCTGCAACAGCGGGAATAGCTCGCGGTCGGTCTCCACCGCCGCGTCCACGCCGTTGAAGCCGATGCACATGACGTCTTCGGCCTTCTGCGCCAGCACCGCGTCGCGCATCAGCTGCTGGAATTCCGGCTGATGCGACCAGGCGTCGAGCAATTCATACGACCAGGCATAATCATAGTCGGTCTTCTTGCAGAGATACTGGTCGATCTGGTCGGAGCCGGTGACGTCCTGCGGGCTGCGCTTGTGGCCAAGGGAGCGATTGGTGCGGCTTGCCAGCGAGCGATTGACGCCCACGCCGACGCGGCCGCCCTGCTGGTTGACGACAGGCACGACGTTGACGCGCGACATGAAGTCGCTGACCTCGCGCAGCTTGGCCTGGAGCTTCTGTTCGATGACCGGCGAGACGTTGAATTCGGCCAGCTGGCCGGGGGTTGCGGTGAGGCCGGCGGGAAGCCCGTTCAGCTTTGCCACCTGGGCGACGAAGGCATGAAGGAGCAGACGGGTAGAGGTCAGCATATCGGGAAACTCCGACAAGAGGGAGAGCGCGGGAGGGAGGATCAGCAGTCGGTTAGAAAGGCGCTGTTGCCGCCGCCGCCCGAAGCGGGCTGACGCGAAAAGCCCTGCTGCTGCGTGCTTTCCAGCTTGGCGGTGAGTTCCGCGACGGCGGTGTTGGCGGCATTCGCGGCGTCCAGCGCCGGCTTGACGGCGGCGGCCACCTGCTCGCCCAGGGCGGCGCTGAAGGCGGCGACGTCGAAGCCGTTGTCGTTGGCGGGCTTGGGCTTGGGCTCTTCCTTCGGCTTTTCCGTTTCCGAGCGGCTGAACATGGTGGCGATGCTGGCGAAACCGGCCTTTATGGCATCGGCCACGCTGCCATTGTCGGCGCCTTCCGGCTCCATGACGATCGTCGTTTCGATCGACGCCGAGAACAGATTGTCGGGATGCACCTTGCGGGCATCGAACATCGGCTTCAGGCCGGAGAAGGACAGGGCTTCCGTGCCGAGCGAGGCGGGATTGTCGGTGACGGCCAGGCCGACCAGGCCTACCTTGCCAGTGCCGGCGAAATCGGGGCTGATTTCGACCGACGTGAAGATTTTCTGGCCGGCCTTGTTGATCTTCAGCAGCTGGTCGTTCGGCTCGACCTGCGCATAGAGGGCGCGGCAGCGGACCTTCTGCCCGTCGATTTCCAATTCATCGGTCTGCGCCTTGACCGCCGTCACGCTGCCATAGGCGTTGAAGGGCGGTTCGGGACTGAAGCCCTTGATATGCTCGCAGTTGATGCGCGGCGTGTAGTTGGCGGCGTTGAAGGTGGCGACGATATCGTCAATCCATGCAGCCTCGATCTTGCGGCCATCGCTGGCGGTGAAGCCTTCTACGAAGACGCGGAAGAATTTGCTCTTTGCCATGGTCGGTTCCGGTTCCTTGGTTGCGTGGCGGCGCGATCGTGCGTTTGACCGGTGCAGAAAGGGCGCTGAGCGGGCCGATCCTCAACCCTGCGCATTTGTAGAGGCCGCCTCTACAAATGGACGGGCATGATCAGTGGGTTAGCGGCACGGCATGGTCCGCCGCGATGACCACGAATTCCCCTCAACCCGGCGCGCCGTCTGCCTTCTGGCAGTTCGATCCAGAGCGGCATGCGCGCAGTCTGTATTGGCGTGGGTGGGGCGTGACGCAGATCGCGGAGGAATTCGCGCTGCATGGCATCGTCCACAAGGGCAAGCCGATCCCGCGCGCCACGGTGGAAAGCTGGAAACAGCGCCAGCGCTGGGACGATGCGCCGTCGATCCGCAAGATCGAGGACTGCCTGGAAATCCGGCTGATGACGCTGATTTCGAAGGAGAAGAAGACCCCCGGCGACCTGGTCGAAATGGATGCCCTGACCCGGCAGCTGGAAGCGCTGGCGCGGGTGCGCCGCTATGAGGCACCCGGCGGCCATGAGGGCGATCTGAACGCCAAGGTCGGCAACCGCAACGCGGGGCCGCGCAAGAAGCCGAAGAAGAACCATTTCACCGCCGACCAGGCAGCTGAACTCAAGCGCATCTTCCTCGACGGCCTCTATGATTATCAGCATCGCTGGTGGCAGGCGAAGGATCAGCGCACCCGCATGATCCTGAAGTCGCGCCAGATCGGCGCGACCTATTATTTCGCCTTCGAAGCGCTGATCGACGCGATCGAGACGGGCCGGAACCAGATTTTCCTATCCGCGTCGAAGGCGCAGGCGCACCAGTTCCGGTCCTATATCGTCAGCTTCGCGAAACTGGTCGGCGTCGCGCTGACCGGCGATCCGATGCTGATCACGTCGGACCTGCGCCCAGCGGAGGAAGCGGCGGCCGAACTGCACTTCCTGGGGACCAATTTCCGCACCGCCCAGGGCCGGCACGGCAATTTCTATTTTGACGAATTCTTCTGGGTCCATTCGTTCGAGGAATTGAACAAGGTCGCTTCGGGCATGGCGACCCATAAGAAGTGGCGGAAGACCTATTTTTCGACGCCGTCCAGCGTCGCGCATCCGGCGCATCCCTATTGGACTGGGGAGCGGCGAAACCGCCGGCGCAAGAAATCCGAGCAGATCAAGATTGACGTCAGCCATGCCGCGCTGGCGCTGGGCAGCGTTGGGCCGGATCGCATCTGGCGAAACATCGTCAACATCCGCGACGCGCAGGCGGGCGGCTGCGACCTCTTCGATATCGAGGAACTGGAAGACGAATATGCGCCCGACGAATTCGCCAACCTGTTCATGTGCGACTTCGTGGACGACAGCCAGTCCGCGTTCAAATTCAACGACCTGATCCGCTGCGGCTGCGATAGCCTGGTCGACTGGACCGACTTCAACCCGGAAAGCGCGCGCCCGTTCGGCAACCGGCCTGTCTGGGCCGGCTATGATCCGCAGGAAAGCGAGGACGGCGACAATGCCGCCTTGGTCATCGCGGCGCCGCCGGCGGCCGAGGGCGGGACGTTCCGTATCCTGGAGCGCCACCAGCTGCGCGGCCTCGATTTCGAGCAGCAGGCCGAGTTCATCAAGGCGATGCTGAAGCGCTATAACTGCACCTATCTGGGGGTCGACGCGCGAGGCGTGGGCGCCGGCGTCTATCAGATCATGGCGAAGCCTGGCGCGCTGCCTGGCGGTGTCGTCGCCAAGATCGAATATTCGCTGGAACTGAAACAGCACATGATCATGAAGGCGCAGAATGTCGTGCGCCGTGGCCGCATCGCGTTCGATGCCGGCATGCTCGACCTCGTCTCCGCCTTCGTTTCGATCAAGAAGACCCTGACGACCAGCGGGCGCAACATCACCTTCAAGGCTGGGCGCGGCGGTCAGGATGGCCACGCCGATCTTGCCTGGGCGACCATGCACATCCTCATGAACGAACCGCTGGACGGCAAGGAAGCGCCGACGGCCACATTGGAGATATTCGAATGACGAAGCGCGCGCGCCGCCAGAATTCCCAGGGAGGGCACCGCCGGGAAGCCGCCGAGGCGTCGAAGGGCGCGATCGTCGCGACCAACGACAACAGCCCCACGATCGAGGCCTTCACCTTTGGGGAACCGGAGCCGGTCAACCGCGCGACCCTGCTCGACATGCTGGAGTGCTGGCACAATGGCCGCTGGTATGAGCCGCCGATTTCGCTGCAAGGGCTGTCGCGGACGCTTCGGGCATCGCCGCATCATAGCAGCGCCATCATGCTGAAAAAAAACATGCTGGCGGCCAGCTTCGTGCCGACGCCGTTCCTATCGCGCCGCGACTTCCGCGCGCTGGTGCAGGACTATCTTGTCCTGGGCAACGCCTATGTGCAGGAAATCCCGAACCGCCTGGGTCGCACGATGCGCCTCGACCATTGCCTGGCGAAATATACGCGGCGCGGGATCGAGGAAGGTCGCTTCTTCTGGGTGCCTGGCGACAAGCCGGAAACCGAGTTCGCGCCGGGGACCGTCCACCAGCTGATGAGCGAGGACGTCAATCAGGAGATCTATGGCGTCCCCGAATATGTGCCGGCGATCCAGTCGGCGCTGCTGAACGAAAACGCCACGCTGTTCCGCCGCCGCTATTACGAGAATGGGAGCCATGCCGGCTACATCCTCTATCTGATGGGGCAATTTGCCGATGGCGACGTGAACGGCATGCGCGAGGCTTTGCAGCGGTCGAAGGGACCGGGCAATTTCCGCAACCTGCTGCTGCATGCCCCCGCCGGGAAAGAAAACGGCGTCAAGCTGCTGCCGATCGCGGAGGCGGGCGCGAAGGACGAATTTCTGGGGATCAAGAACACGACACGCGACGACATCCTGGCCGCGCACCGCGTCCCGCCCCAGCTGCTGGGCATCGTGCCCGCGAACGCCGGCGGATTTGGCGACGTGACGAAGGCGACCGACGCCTTCTTTGAACTGGAAATCCAGCCGCTCCAATCAGTTTTTCTCGAACTCAATGAAGTGTTGGGCTTCGAAACTGTGCAGTTTCGGGAACGGGTTACGGCAACGGTCTGAGACGGCTGTATTGCTTCGCGACAGCTTCCATCAGAAAGATCATGTCGCGAGCAAGCTGTCTGAAATGATCGGCGGACCTATTCATATCGTGCAAGGAGAACCGCGTCTTTTCCTTCTGTCGATCTGCATCCAAGTGATTTTTTGGTCGTGCGGCACCAGCATCCGGCGGATCATATCGTCGCAGGAATTCCACATCGATCAGCTTATCTGATTCATCGACTATCTCTACTGCCATCCAACGGCCGTGGACCAAGGCATTTCTTCGTTTGGCGAGTTTCCGCAATCGTTCAATAATTCGAACGAAATCGCGCAGTAAGGCGTCGTCAGGAATTCGCGCTTTGGCGAGTTCGGCAGTCACTTCGCATTGTCTTGATACAGATCTCATGTCGCAAAAGCTGGCCCATGCGGCATCCATCTCGCGAGGCCCACTAAGAAACTGGAACAGCATAAACAGCTGGTGCTCCACCTGCCACCAAGCGTCCAGCGCATCGATGAAAGCGTCTTTCAGATCCGGCGGCAAATCCTTTGCGCGCGGATATCTGGAGGCTCTCGATGCGAGCAACGTTAAGAACCGAGTGTTTGGGCTGTCTCGATCCGCATCCGCAGTCCGAGTGCCGGCAGCACTTTCAACATCGTTTCCAGCGTGGGGTTTCCTTCCGGTCCGAGCGCACGGTAAAGCTGCTGGCGTTTAATGCCGGTTTCCTTCGCCAGTTCCGACATGCCATGGGCGCGGGCAACCATGCCAATAGCCTTGGCGATCACGTGTGCGTCGCCGGTCGTGAGGGCGTCGGCTAGCAGTTCGGCTTGGTCCTCGGGTTCGGTTAGATGCTCTGCCGCATCGAAGCGGGTGAGTTTGATAGTCATTTCGTTTCGTTTCCCTTCATTGGCCTGTCGAGTGGGGAAGCAGCCAGTTTCCCCGGAATGGCGGCTCACGGTATTTGAGCCGCTATTTCCTTTGCTTTGATTATGTCCCGCTGCTGGCTTGACTTGTCGCCACCTACCAACAGGATAATCAATTGCTCACCCCGCCGGGTGAAGTAGAGGCGGTATCCGGGGCCAAAGTCGATACGCGCTTCCGAAACGCCGTCGCCTACCGACTTCACGTCACCCATCAGGCCGAGTTCGATGCGAACAATCCGCCCGGCGATCTTCGATTTTGCCTTGCGGTCGCGTAGGCTGTCGAACCATTCTGCGAAGGCAGGGGTTTGCTGCGTTTCCATCGTGTCACTTATATGAGACAGGTGGCTGTCTGTCAATATATAAGTGACATTGATGATAACCCTCCGTCGCGCGGTCGGAACGGCGAGCGCCATAATGCTGCGGGACTTATCATGCTGTTCAGGTACGCTCGGCGCCCTGCTGCCTCGACCGTCTTGTCGCACCCGCACGAGGCTGAGCGGTCGAGGAGGGCGGGACTGCCGCCCTAGAAAACGCGCTTTTCCCCCCACCTCGCCCGCGCACTTTTCATGTCGGTTTTGATGCAGTGGCGAGAAGCGGAGCCGAGCGGCTCAGTGCCTGGGCCAATAGCCGATCTCCAAGCGCATCCGTTTGATGCAATTCGATGCAGCTACGATGCCGCTGGCGCTGCTGTGGAAGGGAAGGGCGATCCCAACCTATGGTTCCCTCTGGGAAGCCATCGGTGACGCGCAAGCGGCACCGCTCCCCGACGGTGCGTCGAGAGTGTTTGACGGCCCTTGCAGGGCGACAGTGGTGGTGGTCCCCTCAAATCGACGTCTGCCGCAGGCAGTCCTTTCTCCCTTTTAACTTCTACACCGGGATAGTGCCGGGACTTCCGACTAGCGCTCGCTCTTTGAGATCGACGGCTTTTTCCAGCGCATTCAGTCCGGCGAGGAGGGGCGCATGGTCTGGCGTGTTCCTGGCTTTGTTGAGGCCCTGAGGCGCTTTCCCATGTTTTTTGACGGCCCGTCGTTTGATTGCCGCCTTGAAGGCCTGCCAGACGCGTGAAGGGGCGGAAGCGAGATCGAAATAGAAGGCGTTGCTGATCTGCTCACGCTGGGGGCCGGCCAAGCCAGCCGTTTCGGCCTTCACCGTGCGGCGAACCCATTTCAGGCCGAGCCATTTGCCGAAGCGCTTGCACGCTTCGACGGCAGTGGCGCGATGGCATCCGGCGCGATCCGCGATTTCCTGATAGCTGGGATCAAGCTGTCCGGTCTTGAAGTCGATGCATTTCAGGAAGTTCCAAAGGATGCGGCGATCACCGTCCTGCAACCGGTCGGGTCCCTTGTATCTGCTGGTGCGCTGGTGGTGCAGCAGTTCATCAAAGGCTTGCATAACGGAGCCGACCCAATCCCAGCCATCGCGGACGGGCTTGAAGACCTGGGAGCGTTGGTCGTCAATATCATAGCTGTTCCGGCGCGGTGTTTTGACGCGATCCGGGTTTCGGCGATCGGCAAGGCCGCCGGCGATATGACCGAACGAGCGGGCCGTCATGCGGCCCCTCCATCGACGGAGAGGTTAGTGGAATTGGTTTGGGCAGTCGAAGAATGAGAAAACAGCGACGTCACGTCGGCCCCCCTATCAGGAGTCGATTGGCGCGACGCGGAAGCTCGACTGCGTCGCGGACGAAACTGCTGGTGCTGAAATGAGCATCCGGTGCGTTTCCGGTGCAGGTCAAATCTGCGAACGGAAAACTGCGGGTTTCAGAGCTCTCTCAGTAAGCTCGTATTCCGGAGAACATGGCCGATAACCTGAATAGCCGATGTTTTCGTAATGCGAGGGTCACGTGTTCGAGTCACGTAAGCGGCACCACTAACTCTAACACATTGAATTTGTTAGAGAAAATCCGCAAAATAGGGTTTGTTACGACTTTCTGCTGCAAACGTAGCAGGCGATTCTTGTCGACATATCTCCTTAGGCGCGACGGCGGCTCATACTATTTCCGGCGCGCTATCCCTGCGAATCTCCGTCCTTTCATCGGTGGAAGGCGGAAATGGATTAAGTCTCTTGGCACTAAGAGCAGGAGGGGCTGGGCGTTGAGCAGCGTCGCGCAGAAGACATCGGGATGATCATGCTTCATGCAAGGGCGTCATCGACATCCACGCCGAGATTCTGACGCACGCGATCGCTCCCACGTCATTGTCGATCAATATGGGCTGGCGCGGGACACCCATTCTCTTTCGACCTCCTCAGCTGCCGGCGCTGACGGCCAATTCGTCCAATAATCAAGTTGGCTATCCTAACGGCTTTCGATTTGGCATGCTTACTCCAGTACGACAGCACGGTCCTTCGACTCCGCAATGAGGGGAAATGATGAACGATCTATCGGCATCGGCTACCTGGGGCGACACTGCGGAATATTTCA